CTTCCGGGTTGATCTTGCGGATTCGTGCTGTGTACTGCTATCAATATCATCAACCACATTGTCAGTCTCCTGTGTCCAAGTTATGATTTCCCATGTGCCATCATGCCGTTCTACCAAGGCTGTGCATGACTCTACCCAGTCGCCGTCATTCATGTATGCAACACCATCTATTTCTTTGATCTCAGCATGATGTATGTGTCCGCAGATCACACCATCAAAGCCACGCTTCTTGCAGTACTGTGCAAGATTGTGTTCAAAGTGAAATATAAAGTCTACTGCTTTTTTGACCCGGTGTTTAAGGAACAGGCTAAGGCTAAAGTACCCAAAACCCATACGATGACGAATCCAATTAATCCGAGTATTGAACCCAAGAATGAAATCATATGCTTTGTCTCCCAACATTGCCAACCAAGGCGCCAGTCTAGTGATGCCATCAAAAAGGTCGCCATGAGTAACAAGGTAATGTTTACCATCTGCACCAACATGTTCTGTTTGATTGACTACTTCTATTAGACCGAATCCAATATTATACTGGATAAAAGGTCTGAGAAACTCATCATGGTTGCCGGCAACGTAGATGACTTTAGTTCCACGTTTGGCATGGCCTAGTACTCTGCGAACCACATTTGTGTGTGATTGTTTCCAACGCCATTTGTTTTGTTTGATTTTCCAAGCATCAATAATATCTCCAACAAGATACAGTGTTTCACACGTATTATGTTTTAGGAAATTATTGAGTTTGTCAGCTTGACTGTCTTTAGTGCCAAGGTGTACATCACTAACGAATATAGTTCTGTATGTTTTTTGCATTTTGGAATATTAATTGTGGTGTCTCCATTATCTATAATAATGAACACTTCGTAATATTCCTGTCACAATTACACAGGCGTACCTTGTGAACCTGAGCTTAGTACGCAAGCTATTTTTGCACCATATTGAATCAAAGTCCAGGTGCCTGTGTCCTTGTTCTTGTATAATGCCACATATGAAGAATTGTTCTCATCTTTACCAGACCAAACCATTTTCTCACCATATTTTTCGGCCAAATCGTTTGTTAATACTTCAGCATCACCACATTTCATTGTTCTGTTCAGTTCAAAGCTTTTTTGTTCTTGTGCAAAGACTGGTGTGGCAAACATTAAAAGTAATAGTAGTTTTTTCATTTATATTCACTCACTCCAAAATAGTCCAAATAGAAGTCTAATCGCTTTGTATATTCTTTAGATTTACCATGGTACAATAATTCATGTACGTAATGGCGATGACTAAGTTCCTCATGAACTTCTTTGTATAAACCATAGGCGGTTATTGCAATACAAGATACTGAAGATATAATAAAAGTGAAAAGGTAGAGAAAATCCCGAAAGAATACAATAAACCATATTGTGAATGGAATAGATAGCAAGGTACCCATAACAAACAAAATAGTTTTTTGTTTTTCGTTCATTTATCCTTATATAGTGTCCTCAGGATTCTTACTTGGTTATCTGGAACTAGGTAACACCGAGCCTTAATTGTCTTATGTACCCAAACAGAGTCTTGCATTTGTGTAAATTCAATTACACCTTCTTCCAACATTTTCTCTGCTAAATCCATAGCCAATCGTTTTTTAACTTCTTGTTTCCATACATCTTCAGGTGTATCAAACATAAGTTTATCAGATGCAGTAAAACTTACCATAAACATCTGACCTTGTATGGGATGTTCATAACGCATTGGTGGTTGTGTTGAAGAATCTTGCCACATCCAAGATGCACCAGTTCCTCCATTAATGGATCCATTGGTACCAATAGTACCAATTATTCCAGTGGTTCCAGTGGCACCAAAAGTTCCTGGATTACCAGCACCACCAGCACCAGAAACATGAACATTCATTCTACTACCAATTGTATCATAATCATTAATAATTGCCATCACTTCACTCCATGGTATTGTTTGTATAACATATAATAATATTTGAATCGTATGGGTTCGTGGTCAGGATCCGGTAAGTCTCGGTAAATCCGTTTCATGTCCTCATAGATTGCTAATGCTTCACTGTCACTCATAGATACTAGACCAAATTTTCAATTTTTCTTTCTTTGCAATTCTGGCTGCATTCACATTAGAATCAGAGATTATACACTTCTCCACTAAAATGTCAATCATTGCTAAGAGGTCACCGACTTCTTCTTCTAAACTTTCCATATTACTTTTATTGGTAACAGGATGTACCGACTCAAATCCAAACCTAAACACTTTAGAAATGGCTTGTGTAACCTCAGCACATTCTTCCTGTGTAATACAAAAAATCTCTTTAGTCTTTTTATCCATATCAATCATCATTATCAACAAACATAATAACAGGTAACTCATTGGCAATCATTAATGCTGCCTCTAATTTACTTTCCGCCAAAACCCTACAAGTCACAAGACCATTTCTGATAAGAATATCAAAAGGCATTGGACCTGCGGGAACCCAAGCTTCGTCTAAGTAGCAAGAGACTTTATATTCTCTTACATTTTTGCATCTGTCTAAAAGGTCATCATAAACATCCATGGCGGCCTGTTCATCTTCGGTCCTTTTAGGTTTAGACATACTCACTCAATAGTGATGAAGCACCACCATTTTCATTCTGTACAAAATCTTCAGCAATGTTTTCGGCTCTTTCTTCATTGTGTGTGGTGATTTTTTGAATCATCCGACCTTCAATGTATAAAGTAACTTCCCATTTCTGAAACATCTGGTCGAAACCAGAATTTTGCATCTTAGTTACTGTGGCTTTTTTGTTTGAATTGACATACTCTGAATATATGTTGCTCATTTGCTCTCCTATGTAATCAAATTGATAAAACGGTTCAGTATAACACGATTGTTAATTCGGTTACCTGCATACTTAGTAAATGCGGAAACGATACCACGTTTAGTGGCATTATCTTTAACCTCAAAGGTTGCATCATCTTCGGTATCTAGGCCGCTTGACCGGAGCAAATAGTACTCATCAAATCCAGTGTTTTGAACCACAAAGAATTTATCTTTTCGGAATTGTTCTTTGACTTTATATCTTTCAGCAGGATCTGGAAAGAATAGATTGCCAGCTGAACTATTCAGTTCTCTGACATTCAGCACATAGAATCCAACGATGTTTGAATTTGTGCGTTTCTTCAACAAACGAATCAAAGCACTTGTTTGATTAAATGAAACTGCATTTGGTTTCAATATCTCTTGTTCTCTGGTAACTGGGTCACGAAGCACAAGAGTTTTTTTGTTGTATCTTCCTGTAAACTCAGTATCACCAGAATCATTTGCATACACTTCATAGATTGGAGTACCTTCACCGTCTGTCAGAAATACAGTATTAACAATTTGTAATTTGTATTTCTTTTGGAAGTGCGGAACAATTTCCATGGCAGCAATAACTGCTTCATTCAATGGAGTACCAGACATAGACATCCAGTATGGTGTTCTGGTTTTTCTACCATTCGGACCACAACCACACATAGCAACAAGAGCAGAACCAGCATAAGTGAATTCTGCAGCCGACATTCTACTTGAAAGAATATTACATAGACCAAATTTCTTGGCAACCAAATCACCTTTTTTAGGTTTGGTGTAATAATTCAATTCCGAACCAATGTCCTCAACAAATGTATAAACCTCAAAAGGAATATTTACTTTCTTACAAAAGAATGTAAGGTTAAGCAATTGCTTCATAGTATTGCCAATGTGTTCGGCCATTGAGCCAGACCAATCTAAGAACAAAACAAGTCCGTGAGATTTACCACCAGGAACAACTGTAACTTTCTTAAAGATATCTTCACTGAAACCATATGAGAAAAGTTTCTTCATATCAAGGTCACCAGTTTTTGCGGTGCTGGTTCGTTTCAGTTGGTCGGCATTCTTACGCATTTCAAATTCTTTGACAAGGTAAGAAACTACTTTATTTGATTCACGGCGAATCTGTAAATATACTTCCGGCATTGTGGAAAGATAATCTACTTCTTCATTTTTATAACGCTTCCACAGAGCCTTGTAGTCATAGATTGCTTTTTCAATATCCATCTTTGGAATATTGGCATACATATAATCTTCACCGAATTCAAACAGCTTACTTTCATTCTCACGGAATGCTTCATCAGTGAATGAACGAATTTCTGGATCACTTTGTGAATCTTCCAGGTTTTCATCATCAATGTCCAAATCACCAAAACCAGTGTCATCATCATTATCAGAATCTTCACTATCACCACTTTCAATGGAAGAATTAGGTTTTGATTGTGAATCTTCATCGGCATCTACTTCTTCAAATTCATCTTCATAATCAAAATCATCGTCATCATCTTCATTTTCTTCAAGTGACTTTTCTTTGTCTTTGGCTTTTTGTTGTTCTAACTGTTCTTGCATATATTTTGCAATTCGTTTAGAAACTTCAATAACGTCATCATAGGTTTCTGTTGCTTCAACATCATTCACCAGACCACGTTCAACATCATCAAATTTAATTCCCAAGGATACGCCACCTTTTGTGTAAAGGTTAAGACGGTCCAAGAAATTCATAAGGTTTAGATTTTTGCCTTTAGTAGCAAAGAAATTCTTTTCAACCAGTTCTTGGTACGCTTTGAGGAAAGGTAATCTCAAACCAGGATATTTGTTTTTGATTTTGCGTTCAATGCGGCAATCTTCAACCACGTTGGCAATATCTTTGTTAACTTTTTGTCTTTTTGCCTCAAGCATTCCTGCCATTGGAGTGTAGAGAGCATGGCCAACTTCGTGACCTGTAAAAAGGTCGTATAATGCAGCCGATAAATTTTTATCTAATGTGGGGATAACCAAAACACGATTCTTAACATCAAAGGATGCTGTGCGAACATTACGGTGTTCAATGGTCAGATTTTCGGTGGCCATCAGTTTGGCCAAGAGGGATTTTGAGTCAATTAATTCCATTTTACTTCCTTAACAATATAATGTATTGTAACATAGCAATGTTAGATTGTCAAATTTATGTTACGGTTGTGTCTTTTTTTGACAACACTATTGCTCCGTTCTCCGTGGAGATATTTAAGGTATCACCGGTTTTCCATCCGGTTTCTTCCAACATCTCCGGAGGAATAGTGAAAAGAAAATTATCAGGGTCTCCAGGAATATCCTGAAACAATTCTTCGTAATTGTATACTTTATTCATAGTATTCCTTCATTCTTTTATACCAATCTTGGTCATTATCATGTCCGGTTTGTGCAGCCCAGATTTTCATAACATTTTCCAGACGTTGCCAAGGCTCAAGACTATCACACACTAAATCTGCCGGTACTATTTGTTCATCAATTTGTGTCATTTGTAATTCTCCAGTGATTTTTTCAGTGGATGTTTACTTTTCCGGCTGAATTTTGTGTCAATTTTGTGTTTTTGCACAGGTTTAATGGGTGTCCGGCAAACCGGACGCTTTAGTTCAATAACAAATTTTAATTCCTTGCTCATTTTATCGCCTCATACTTGAAATTTCTACAGCTTGCTCGCTGTTAAACACGGGTACAGCGTTTGATTTGTGCATTGTTGCAATTCCTATAACTTTTGTACCTGTATAAATCTTAGGTTCCGCTTTACTAGCGTTAGCTAAGCCCGTGTCCAATGACGGATAGTGCTTTGTCTCACGACCCGGAGGCGCAGACAAAGAATATACTGATAATTTGGTGCTTGGAGTATGTAGTTTTTTGATTATGTGTTTTTGGTGCGAAGCCAACCACTGCTCATATTGCTCACGAGCGGCTTTTGTCACATTTTTTTGCTTTGACTTGCGTAGATTCACATGAAACATCATAATATTACTCCAAACGAATGATAAGTATACTCTTTTTTCGTTCAAATGTCAAGCGGTGTTGCAGGATTACAACATTAGTAACTTTTTCTTACTTTATTGCTTCTTTTTGAAGATTCATAACCATTACCATAATCATAATCTTCATAATTATGCTTTATTTTTCTTTTTTCTGCTTTTTCATCTCTACGGCGATTGCGTTTTGGTGAAAAATCATCATCGTAATCATTTTTACGAAACTTAGCAACAAACTTTGACACTTACTACTCCTATGGTTTTACGGTAACATATTGGGAAAGGCTTCTTTGATAAATTTATAATCAAGACCTTTAACACCTAAATCTTTTTGGAAAATACCAACAATAACTTCTACTTCACGGGGTTCAATAGAATCTAAAATTTGTGCCAACAATTCTTCTCGTCTTTTCACAGTTATTTTTTCAGCAGTTATATTACCTTCACTAAAGACATATAAACGCCGTAGAATTGCATCTAAACTATCATAAGTGATTCCTGGCAATGTATCAGTAGGTAATCTATAGTTGTGTGGAAGTTCTTTTACTTTCCATTGTATGTGTGGATGATAAGCCATCTCCAATACTTTAATAAGAGTAGGTGATAAATTTCTTTCAATCACATTCATTCTCTCTTGTTTGCTTGATGCTTCTTCAAACTCATCAAATACTTCAAATATTCTTTTCATTAGAATTCCTCAATTACTTCCATTAGGTTGAATAATTTATTTGCAATAAAATAATCCAGTAATTTTCCTTTAACTGGGACAGTTTCTTCATAGTTATTTATAATTTCACTTTGTATTTCACCTGGTATATTACGCAGGTCAATCAATGTTTGGTTCCTTGTAAAACCAATCTTAGAATTTTCATCATATTCGGTATAGTGTTCCGACATGAATTTGGTAAGTTTAGCCTCCGTCATCACCTTTTGGCGAATTTCACGGACAAAGGTATCACTTGGAGAAAGAATGTTTGGAATACCATCACCTTTATCACCGGTGATAATCTTTTGCTTCAATTCATCCAATGGATTTTCCGAAATGAGGAATTTCTTTTGTGTAGGGTTATATTGTTTAACGGAGTATTTACTACGACCATTATACATTTGCAACTGTAAGAAATCACCATCACTTGAAATAATCAGGATGTTTTCATTCATGATGTGGCGAGGTACAAGAGTGCCAATAATATCATCAGCTTCTGCACCTTCAACATCAATTACTTTGTATGGGAAATTTTCTTTGAGTTCAACCTTAAACTTGGCCAACATATCAAAGATGAGATGCCAATCAAGGTCTGAATTTTTACGTGATTTTTTACGACCGGCTTTGTAGAAAGGAAAGAACTCCTTGCGCCAGTACTTACGGTTGTCAGAACACAACACAACTTCGCCATATTCTTTGCGGAAGTTCTTTAGGTGACTCCTGATGATGTTCAGGATCATATGTCTAATAAGACTTTCTTCCAACTTCACATTTTTTGCATTGGCAATTTGTGCCATGAGCCCAGCCAACAAAACCTGGTTAAGGTCAACGAGAATCATAATAAACTTTCAATAGTTTCAATAAAGTGACATTATATCAGATATCTTTAATCTTGGCAAGTATGTCATCAACAAATTCTTGGGATTCTGTGGTTTTTCTGGCCACAAACCCATACCATGATTGTGGAATTAATCCAGAAACATAAACTCTAGGATCCGACAGTATGGCATCCCAACTATCATGTTCATAAGTTCCAGTCTTATTATCAAACTTAAATACTACAATGTGATATTCTGGACCTAATTTGCTACCACCAATTTGTTCACCTGGTATTTTATACCTACAACTCTCAACTTTCATCACATCTTCTTTGTCTGTTGGTAACCAAAACAAAACATCAAAGTCTGTCATGTCTTTAAAATACGCTAACATTGTAATCCTTTAATATGTGACTTTCTCACTCTAACCATAATCCAGCTATTGTAATACTTGTCACTTTCTAACACACCATTTACAAACTGTTCTTTTGCTTCAAGATAACCACACTCACCTTTGCTCTTGCATAAGTGGAGGATTTCTCTCTTGAACTTATCTTGGCCATGTATTATAACATCTTTTTGTAAAATGTCACTAGAACCGTGATAAGTTTGCCAGTCCGAGGAAACTTTGAAACGTTTCTTCTTACCTTTGACCTGTTTTGTTTTGGATGTGTAAAAGAATTTTTTACCAATATATTGTCTACCGTCTACCATGTTGGTAATCCGGTAAACAAATCCATAATTTTCACCAATTAAATCTTCTGTAAAATCTGTATCATTGTATAACCAATTTAGTTGTCCCATTTTTCATCATCATTGAGTTCATCATCCTCTATATATTCTTCTTCGGACAGTTCTTCAATGTGTTCACCACAAAATGGGCAAATCTCTGGATAATTTTCAGATACTAATTCTTCCATATAAACTATGTCGTAACTAGATTCACAACTATGACATTCTGCTGTTATTGTTTTTGTTGTCATTTGATTTCCTTTTAGTTAGCCCAAACATCACCCCAATCTCCTGATAATGCGCCTTTAGCATAATCAGTTGCTCTGTTTTCAAAGAAGTTAGTGTGTGTTGGTGCGTTAATCATTTCCTCAACCCATGGTAGTGGGTTACGTTTTACTTTAAAAATACCTTTAAGACCAAGAGATATAAGACGCCTGTCAGCAATATAACGGATATACTTCTTGACATCTTCACTAGATAGACCGTCCATAGCGCCCATAGAAAAGGCGAGGTCAATAAATTTATCTTCCAACTCGACCATCTTTTCTGCAATGCTGTAAATACGGCCTTTAAGTTCATCGTTCCATATCTCTTTGTTTTCTTCTATGTAGGTACGAAACAATTTAATCATTGATTCGGCGTGCATAGTTTCATCAACGATAGACCAAGTAACAATCTGTCCCATACCCTTCATCTTGCCTGTACGTGGAAAATTAAGCAACATAATGAAAGAGGAGAACAACTGCATCCCTTCAGTGAAAGCACTGAACACGGCGATATGGGTTGCAGTTGAGGCGGCATCACCATTCTTAGAAGAAATGTCTAACACATAATCGTGTTTGTCTTTCATTTCTTGATAATCTAAGAATTGGTTATAAGTTGTGTCTGGTAATCCAAGAGTTTCAATCAAGTGAGAGTATGCAGCAATATGTAATGCTTCACGAGCAGCAAAACCCATCAACATCATACGAACTTCTGGTTGTGGAAAATGTGGAAGATAGTTATTAACATAACCACCAGCCACATCAATATCGCCTTGTGTGAAGAAACGGAAGATGTGTGTCAGAAATTGTTTTTCACTTGCCGTTAGATTTTTCTTCCAGTCTTTAACATCTTCCATCATTGGAACTTCTGTATGAAGCCAATGTGATTGTTCATGTTTTAACCAAGCATCATATGCCCAAGGATAGTTAAACGGTTTGAAATAGTTTCTTTCTTCTGTCAATTTTTGTAGTACTTCTCTTTTAACCATTTATCCACTCTCTCATAAGATTCTCGGCTCTTACACCTGTCATTCGTTTCATTTCAATATCACCATCCAACATTACTAAAGTTGGTACGGAACGAATTCCATACTCTGTTGCAATTTCTGTATGTACGTCAATATCAACAACTTCAATAGGAATATTTGTTTCAATGTTCTCTAATGTTTTTGCCAATGATTTGCATGGACCACACCATGATGCTGTAAATCTTAATATCTTTTTCATTTTATCCCTCACAAGCTATACAATCGTTACCTTGAGCCACTTGAACCATATCAAGTTCTTTAATCACTTGTCGTTCAATTTTCTTAGAGACTTTATCTGCTTTACCAATCTTTTCAGAACGGCAGTAGTAAAGTGTTTTCAATCCTTTTTTCCATGCCATAAAGTGAATGGCGTGAATATATTTAATGTGTGCATCTGGTCTAAAGAACAAATTCAATGACTGTGCTTGGTCTATGTATTGTTGGCGGTCAGCAGCCAATTCAATTACCCATCGTTGGTCAATTTCCATAGATGTTTTGAATACTGCTTTTGTGTTTTCGTCCATCCAATTTAGGTGTTGCACAGAACCATCATTAGCAATAATAGATGACCAAATGTCATTGTATTCACCTTCTTCAAGAGTTTGCTCAGATGAATCACCACCTGTTAGGTAATCTCTGATTACTTTATCCAACCAACGATTCTTGTTTAGAAAAGATCCCGAGAGAGTGTCTTGGCGGTAAGCATTAGCACGATAAGGCTCAACAGAAGGGCTAGTGTTTCCCATAATGATAGACGAAGAAGCATTTGGAGCAATAGCCATAAGGTGGCTAAACCGCTGACCAGAGCTGATAGCATCAGGAGCGGGACCTCGTATTTGACCAAGAATTTGGTTAGCATCATCTAATCCTTTTCTAATATGTTTGAAAATTTGATTGTTTAGAACTTTACCCATCACTCCTTCAAAAGCCACACCTTTTCGTTGTAGATAAGCGTGAAAGCCCAAAGCACCGACACCAATGCTGCGCTCACGACTGGCAGAATACCTTGCACGTTCAATGGTGGAAGGAGCATTATCAATAAAATACTGAAGAACATTGTCAAGCATTTCAGCGGTATCACAAAGAAAATGAGGATGGTTTTTCCATTCATCATAGTACTCCAAGTTTAGGGATGACAAACAACATACAGCAGTTCTTTCTTCATTTGTTGGTAAGATAATTTCTGAACATAAATTGGATTGATGAATCTTCAATCCTAAGTCTTTTAGAAACTGAGGCATCATTCTGTTACTAGTATCAATATAGTGAATGTAAGGTTCACCTGTATGCATACGTAATTCTAAAATTTGTTGCCATAGATTTTTGGCTGATACTGTTTCACGTACAATACCTGAATGTGGGTCTGTTAAATTCCAATCGTCATTTGCATTCGGATCTAACATACACTTTTCAATGATATTCATAAAGTCATCGGTGATGTTAACACCATGATGTAGATTCAGGCAACGAACATTGGGGTCACCTGTTGGTTTACGCATCTCTAAGAAACCAATAATATCAGGATGACTGATATCGAGATAAGCAGCATACGAACCACGGCGTGTTCGTCCTTGGCGATAAGCCAACGATGAAGCATCATAGATTTTGAGGTGGGGCATGACTCCTGTGGATTTATCATCAGTAGAGCGGATGCCGAAACCAATACCAACACCACCGCCGAGCATACTAAGCCAATTAGTTTCAGATAAGTTATCAACTAATCCCTCGGCAGTATCTTCAATAAAGTTAAGAAAGCATGAAATAGGTAACCCACGCTTAGAACGACCAAAAGAAAGGATTGGAGTACTAAAACTAAGCCAATGATTAGAGGCGTAATCGTAAAGGCGCTGAGAGTGTTCAGGATCAGTTCCAAACTGTTTTGCCACAAAGGCGAATCGGTGTTGAGGTGATTGTTCATCTTCTTTCATGTAACTTTCTTTGAGTCTTTTAATTCCTAACTCATCAAACAGTTTATCCTTTTCTAAATCTATTCTAATACCCAGATACTCTTCCATATTTTACCTTATTATTATTTTGTAAATTGTTCTAATTGTGGTGGTGTCCAATGTTGATTTTTGATAAGATATCGAACCAACTTTTCAGATGTTTCGTTATTATTTTGATTGGCAGGATTTGAGACTCTTGCTGCAAAAGCAACTTGTTCTAACAAATCTTTACCGTCTATACCCTGTGTGTATGATATCAATTTTATATTCATAATTAAACCTTTTTCCAATTAATAAATTCCATCTTAGCTCTAAGATTCACAAAGGTATTCTTACTTATGATATCTTGGATTTCATCTAGTGAGAATCCGTTCAGTATCATATCGTTAATATCCTTTTCCACAATAAATTCAGGCCAAATCACTACATTATAATGTTCTTCAATACATTTGTCAATCTGTTTACAGATATCTACGTTCCGTGGTTCATTATCATATACCAAGACCACTTTGGTCTTATCAAATAACTTACTGATTGATGACAGATTTGAATCCGCAGTTGCCACAGCGTTCTCCAAGAACATGGAGTCAATAGGACCTTCCACTACGTAAATAGTCTCCTCCTGATTGATCCGGTCAAGGCCAAAGACCTTACTGTTGTCATCATGTAGTTTGACAGTTATATATCTTAGTTTGGATTGACCAAGAGCTCTACCCTGAAATGCAATCAGGTTCTTATCAGCATCATAGAATGGTATTACCAGTCTTGGATCATCTTCTTTGAGACCTTCTTTTTCAATTTGGAGCGAATCCACGAAACCCTTGAAATCTTCTGCAAAGTATAACTCCGAATGAAATCCCTCGGGTATCTTGCGTGATTCAACATACACTTTAGCATAATGTTCTTTTGGTAAAGACTTGATTGATGGTATGTCCAAAGTTCTCTTAAACTTGGGTGCTTCTGTTTTGAATTCTTCAAAGGTTGGTTTGACATAGTTGTTTGCACTGGCTGAATCCTTATATCTCTCTAATGAGTATTCTTTTGACAAGTTTGAATCAACTTTATCAAGCAGGTTGTAAAAAGTGGTAGAAACACCACAATTATGACACATATAGAAATAGTCATTCTTCTTGCGGTAAACATAACCACGGGATTTGGATTTGTTCTTTTGTGAGTCGCCACAAAGCGGGCACCTGAAGTTATACAGGTCTTCCTTCTTTTGTGTGAATTTGTTCAGCTTTGGAGAAAGCCTCAGCAAAAAAGTTCTATCAATATAAACAGACATAACGAAACCATGTGATTAAAGTTCTGTGATTGTAACAGAACCTTAATATTTTGTCAAGTGGATATTAGGTAAACAATCCCAATAATTTATCGGCGTGGCCTGCAAAGAAACCGCCGGCAGCAACGATGCCGGCAAATGTCCAAATCAATTTATCTCTCTGCGTTTTGATGGCAGATATTTCTTTGGACAAAGCGGCATGTTGAGTACATGAAGCATCATACATCTCTTTAAGTTGTTCTTTGATATCAACACGGGTCTTATCAAGACAATCATGCATATCTTTAACATCAACTTTTAGGTCATCCATTTTTTCATTAAGGTTCTCCACCTTAGTTTCAACGATGCCAATTCTTTCTACTGTGGTTGCCATTTAATTCTTTCTTATACACTAAAACTACTACCGCAACCGCAGGTTGATTGAGCGTTTGGATTGCTAATAACAAACTGTGAGCCTTGGATGTCTTCTTTGTAGTCCACAGTTGCTCCTTGCAGGTATTGCATACTCATTGCATCCACAAGTATTTTAAAGTTCTCTAAAGGTACTTCAAAATCATCTTCATTTGTCACCTC